GAATGCCGTTTGATCGGTGTTTGAATAGTTGAGTTACCTTTGTGGCGATACCCTTGCGAGGGGATCACCCGCGGGGCGGAGGCTGTCTTTATTGATGGTCGCCGCTCTGTCGTTTCCAGAGCAACCGAAGCCTACCTTTTCCGGAGTGGATCCAGACCTCTTCAATGTCTCTCCCTCGCAGAAGATGGGGCCTGATACATTTTTCTATCGCCCAGTGATCTGTTACCTTGCAATCTTCGAGAATGACCCTGTTAGATTGCTTTAAGCCTCTGGATAGCAAACTTGAGAACTTGTCTTTGTTTTGGCCTTCCCTTAAAACATCGTAGCCTTCGTGCTCATACCAGTGTTCTCCTATGCGGATATCGGGACAACTCTTCTCGAATTCCGTTCCGATCAAGTCGCCATAGATCGCTGGATAGTTCGGGTTCTTCTCTACTCCATTCAGTTTTGGCGTCATAATGCACGACTTCCCTTGTCGGACAAATGTTTTACAGACATCGACTACGTTTTGATAGTCGTGCTTGTCTGTTTCCACATCAACGTGTCGCGTAAGGGTATGTCCGTTGTATTCATATAGCACTTCCACGTTGTTGGCATAAGTCCTACTGGAGGCTTCAACAGCTGCCGGGCAGTTGTAGCAGTCTTTCTCGGTGCGTGGTTCCTTGAGTAAGTGCCGGAAAGGGCATGTCTCGCATGAGCCGGGGAAGTAAGGACTGTTGTAGGAGAAGATGCGCTTGGTCTTGCCGGGGTTCTCCTCGAGGCCGGGAGAGGGAGGGGGCGCCTTCCGAATCACTTCGTCAGAGATGGGCGTCACGGGGTCGTCCGTTTGCTCGAGAGAGCATTGGCAGCCCCAGTGGTCGCCGGGATGATGCGCTGCCCAAAAGGCATCGTCCACGGGGCGCACCATGCCCCAGAAGCTATTATGCACTACATCCGGGGTGACGGCCGTACTCTCCACCCAGCGCAGATTGGGCATGATGTCTCGATCCGCTTCATAGGTCTCCCATTCGGACGCTAAGTGGGCTCGAGAGAGCGCCATGTCGTACTCCGTGCGGAGCCACTGCCGGACGTGGTGATCGGCAATAGGTTCTACATCCTTACGGAACTGGTCGAAAGACTTCAGGTTGCCCTCCTTGTCAATCATCTGGGCCGCCATATCACGACTCATGCGGTGGGCGCGGAAGGCGGAGAAAACCTCATTGTTATTCTTGAATTGACGCGCTAAAGTCCTCTGCTCTTCTTTGTAAACAGATTGCTTGACGGCATGGTTGTAAGTGCGTAGGAAGCCGCCATAGAGCGCTGGATCGGGCTCACGCCGGGGATCAACCTTCTTATCGTAGAGATCGCGCAGTGCCTGCTCGAGGCACTTCTCCATGTCGATAGGCAGTTCGTTCTCGCCCTTTGGTTTGGCCAGCGCGCATGCCGGGCAGGGATGCGCGGCATTGGTATGCGCATGGCCGTAGTATTGCCTATCGATCAGAAGTCGGAAAGAAACGGGTCGCCCCCACCGCGGGGGGCTTGCCCGAAAAAACGGGTGAGCGTCCGCATCATCTTCTCCTCGTCGGCGTCAGTCGGCCCGTCGGGTACGGGTGCATACGTCCGGCGGCCGTTGATCTTCACGCCATACTTCTCCTCGAAGTAGCCTGCATCCACGTCGAAATTATTCAGCAGCATGTTCTCGATGGCCGTCATCTGTTCCGGCGTGTAGTCCTCCTCATAGTCCCATTCGAAGGACGCCCCTTTGAGGGGGAAGCCGTGAGCTACCATGCGGGGGATGAGCTGGCCGTTGACCATGTCGCGCAGGCCATCGGCAATCTCCTCGATCAGGTTCTTGAGCACTTCCAGATGTACCTCCGACTGTGAGAGGCTGCTGCCGTTGTCGATGGTCATTGTTTGGTAGAGCAGGATCTTGGAGAGCTCGGAGTTGGCCCGATCTACACGCCGGTCATAGATATTGAAGGCGTCGGTGCGCTGGTTCTCCTTCAAGTCGATGTCCGTCCCTTCTTCGAATACACCCCAAAACTTCGCTCCCATGTTCTGCATCATGTGGGAGATCTTCTTCAGTGTCGATGGGTCGCGCGAGGTGGTCTTTGCAATACGCATGGGCATACCGAAAACCTCGCCGAAGGTGTCCCAAAAGGCGAGCATGTTCTTCTTGGGGATGGTGTGTGGAGCCGCCTTGAGGTAGAGCCCGAGGTCATACGGCCCGCCGCACTCAATGAGCCAGTTGGAGAAAGGCGGGCGACGATACTCGATGCCCTTACGCCAGTCGTCCCCCTGCTCAGCAACGACACGGCCGTATTCCGGAATGACGTGTCGGCGGGGGATGAGCAGGACACTGTCGTAGGCTGGCATACCGCCCTCGGTGAAGACGACGTCGCCTAACTGGATGAGCGTATGGCCCCAGTAGCGGGCAGAGAAATAGAGGTCGACGAGTGTCTTGAACCAAGTGCGATCGAAGATGCGGCGTGCCTCCTCGTCCTCCTTCTCACCGAACATGATCTTGAAGCTGCGTGCCTTGACGAAGCCGTTGATCTGTCCGATGGCGCCAGAGAGGTGGCCGTCGACCTCGACGTCGCGGTAGACATTGTAAAGACGAAGGCGGGAGGGATTCTCCACATCGAGCGCCTGCTGCCAGCCGGAGCGCCACGAGTCGATCTCTTGCCGGGTGAGCGATTCGGCCTGTCGTTGTACTTCGGCTATGACGGCCTTCACTCGCCGGGCGTCGGCCTTCTTGGCGAGGTCGAAGCGGCCGTAGGGGGTGTCTGCGGTGGTCAGCTCGGAAGCTGTCCGCCGCCTGAAAAAGTCGGTGATGTTCATTGTCGGGAGTTGTTGGGGATTACCAGATATAGTTGCTGTGCTGCTCGGAGCCCCATTTGAGGTTATAGGGCTGGGGATCGCTGTTGGGGTCGTTCGGGGTGTCGAGATCGGGGACGATCTTGCCACTCTGCACGCCTTGGAGCCACTCGATGGCACGGCGATAGCGGATCTCGCGAACCTCGTAGCCCATCTTCTGCGGGAGCCACGAGGCCAGATGGTAAAGGGTGATGTCGCAGAGGAACATCACGATCTGCATGTTGCGCTGCTCACCGCGTCGGGCGAAGATGCGTTCGACGTCGTAGCGGGGCCGGAGGTAGCCAGCCATCTCTTCACGGGCCATCTCCTCGGCGCGCCGGCGGTTCTCCTCATCCGATTGCTGAATGAGGTCGAAGGCACGCTGGCCGATCATCACTTGATAGTCGAGATTGTTCAAAAACATGGAGCTAAAAACGAAAAGTGAAAAACGAGAAACCCTACCGGCTGGAGGGCCGTGGGAGAGCTACGTGGAGGGCATGGGCTTCGATGTTGGCTGCCGTGATGCCGCGATGGAAGTATCCACGGCGGATGAGCAGCGTGAGCTCTTGCTTGGAGAGGGTCACAAGGCGGCCGCCTACGTTAATCACGAGGTATTTGCGGCCGTATCGGCGGGCTTGCCGGTTGGCCTTATGAACGGCCAGCCGAAAGCGCAGGCCGAGAAGAAGTTTCTTGATCATGTCAGTTGTTGGTTGGTTGTTTAATAGGGTTACCACGCCCCTTTGGGGGCGGGGCGTTCGCCGAAGATGGGTTCAAAGCGCTCCTCACGGGAGGCCTTCTGAAGTTTGTAGATCGCGCCTTCGTCGGCATCCGGCGCGTCGTCATGCGCCCGGCTGCCGCGGGCCAGCGAGAGGGTCTGATCGATGCCCGTCTTCATGTCTGTGTCGTTGCGTTTGGCCTCATTGTAGTAGACCAGTCCGCGCTCCCAGAGGGGAGAGACGGCCTCGATGCGTTGCAGCTTGTCGGGCTTTTTCCGACGGTCGGGCATGATAGGCAGCTGGTAGCCGCGCAGGTCGCCTTCGCGGGCAAACTCATCGAGGATAATGTCCTGCATGAAGTTGGCCTCCATGAAGTACGACACAGCGACATCCTCCGGTAGCGATTCGTGGAAGTCGTAGAGCCATCGCACCATGCCCGCCACGGTGTCTTGCCGGACGTAGCAGTCGATCAGATGGAGTTCGCGGCCCGTCTTGCCCCATACACGGGCGGCTTTGTAGTCGTTCGCTGTTGTTGATTTGAAGGAAGGGTCGATGTAGCAGATGATCTGGTCGTACTTCCGTAAGGGAAGGATCTTCTTGTAGCGGATCCATTGCCACTTGAAGATGCCGCCCTCGGCAACGGGGTTGTGCATCATCTCGCGTTGCCACGAGGCATAGCCCACAAAGTCGGCATAGGCCTCGGCCTCGGCCTTCGTCCATTTGTCAGCCCAGACGGGGGATCCGTTGCTGTCGACGGCGTATACCTTGGAGACCTTCACACTGGGTATATCGGCGATGTTCTTCAGCACCATGTGCTTGGCGAAGCCATTACCGACCATAAGGAAGCGGCCACGGCCGACATCCAAGGCGCCGAAGAGCGCCTGCTTGACCCAGTCGGTAGCCTGACGGACACGCTCCTCATTGTGGCTCATCTCGTCGTCGTCAAGGTCGTCGATGACGATGTAGTCCGGGCGTTGCTCCTGCTTCTTGAGTCCACGGGGCGACTGGGCGTCTACGGACGCCAGCGAAGTTTGGCCAGATACCTGTGTGGAGGGAGTGCGTACCCGGCAAGGTTTGCAGCTCGGCGTTCCGGGCCCGCAATGGATCTCCCCACCGCCGCGCACCATGAGGTTGATGGGGATGAAGATGGCGGGATGCGCCCCGCGGCGAAGTATGGCCGGGGACGCCTGCGGGCGCCTGCGAAGTTTGCTTGGTACCCGTAAGGCCTGTACCCGGCCAAACTTCGCCGGCGGCCGCCGCCGCCC